CGGGCACAAAGGAAGATTAATCAACGCCATGCTCTACGATCATTGGCACGGAAACGGATATAAGCTGGACATGTTGACAGGAAGTTTTGTAGAAGATAAGACAACAACCCCAACGAAAGGAACTCCACTATGCAATCCACCAGACTCACGAAAGGAGACCTGACCGAACGGTACAGGCAACTAGCAGGAGAGGTCGTCGTACAGATGATCTCGGATATCAAGTTACTCAACCGCAGGAAAATCCTGTCAGGTCTTGTATCAATAGCCAAGCCTAAGCGGAGCTCGGGGTTTGGCGACGGATACAAAAGCTACATCGAGTCAGACGAATTGGTCCGCGCGGTCCGCGGGGAACCTATGGCTACATGGCTCATGGTAGCCGGTGCCAACGTGGATCACCGCGACGTAGTCCGGCGCCTGGAGAAGTTGACTCCTGAGAAGTGCAGTGAAAATGAGAATCGAAAGTTTCACCAATCAAGGAAGGGTAACTAAATGAAGATCGACGACTACAAGTGCGCGGTCCCAAACGAACTAAAGAAACTGGCAGAACAGTTCCAGGTTGAGAAGTGCTGGATCTTTCCTGACAATGTGTGGAAAGTGATTCTGCAAATGCGTAAGACCACCTGGAAAAACATGTGGGGGACGCAACCACAATGAACCAAGACTCTTACGGACCACCTCGGGACAATGAGGCAGAGTGGGCAGTGCTGTCGGCATGCTTCACCGACCCAATTATTTTAGACAGGAACAAGACTGAGATCCTCGATCCGCACAACTACTACCAACCAGTAGCCCGGTGCGTCGCCCGGGGGTTGAGGGATGGTGTGCCACCTGACGCTGTCGCCATGGGCGAATTTGTGGCGAAGGAACATCCAAAGTATGTGCACGAATTCAGTCTAAAGATTATGTCGGGATCGATCACGTCCGCTTCCAAGATGGACTATTGGTTGCCCAGGTTGAGAAAGACTACCCGGATGCGGAATATGCACGCAGCTGCGCTGAAGGCGCTAGGCGCGATGGAAGAACAGGACGCGTGCCCGGAAGATATTAGGAACATCCTGGCCGGGGCCAGCAAGCCATGGGGCAGTGGAAATCTCCCACTCATCATGGAGGCTAGCGCTCTAGATGAATTGGCGATTGAGAAGCCGGAGGAGATTATATTCGGAGCCCTGCACCGCGGTTGCAAGATGGTGCTAGGCGGGACCAGTAAGAGCATGAAGACCTGGACGCTGTTGCAGTTGGCGATATGTGTGGCGTCGGGCACAAAGTTTTGGGAGATGCCTACTCGCAAGACGCGGGTGCTGTTCATCAACTTTGAGATCCAGCAGTACTCATTCCGGGAGCGGATCAGATCCGTGTGCCGGGCACTAGGCATTCATATACCTAACGACCAGTTATTCGTTTGGAATCTGCGAGGACACTCGGCGGACTTGAGCGCGTTGCGGCCCAAGATCATCGACCAGTTGCGGATTGGAGAGTTTGGACTGATCTGTTTCGACCCGATCTACAAGCTGTACGGAGAGAGGGACGAGAACAGTGCTGGAGAGATGGCAACGTTAATGAACGAGGTGGACAGCATTGCGGTGGAGACCAACGCGAGCGTCGTGTTCGGGCACCACTTCAGCAAGGGCCACGGCAACAGGGCCGGGTTTGATAAGATGTCAGGAAGCACAGTCTTTGCCCGGGATCCGGACAGCATCTTCGTTATGCATCCTCACAAGGAAGAGAATGTTTTAATCGTCGAGCCGACGATGAGAGACTTTTCTCCGATCGATCCGTTTTGTGTGCAGTGGGAATTTCCGTTGATGAAGCGCACAGCAGAATTTAATCCGGACGACGCGCGACCAACCGAAGGATCGAAGAAGGCATATGAGGACGACGAAGTGATGGCGTGCGTTGACAAGGAGAAAGGATCTTCATTTAAGGAAGTGTGGGAGAAGGCAGATCCTGCTATGGGAATTCCGCGGGGAACACTCTCGAGATATCTCACGCGCTTGGTGAAGTCCGGCAAGTTGATGAAGGATAAATCGCAGTTTGGCGAGGTTTACCGCGTTCCAGCACCAGGTTTTTAGAAAAAGTATTTCATTCAATATCAACAACTTACGCATTATATTGAAAATACTTGTAGACATAACCCAGCGGATAGGTTAAATTCTAAACATGAGCAACACATTAAACCGAACCGAAGCAACCCCGGTCAAAGCGGGTCGCGATCAAGCATCTTGGGAAAAACTCGGAGTTAAGTTCAAGCAGACTGAAAGCATTGGCTTTAGTTTGAGTGGCGGATTCAGTGAGCCCCACTTAACCTGGGTCGCAGTATACAAAGGTCAGTATGTGGCAAGTGGCGGAAGAGCACTCCAGCCACTCATCGAATGGATCAACAAAAAAGAAGATAAGATCATAGCCAAGATCAAGTCTATCAAATAACCCAACCAACCAAGAAAGACCAACCAACATGAAAATACTAGAACGCATATCAACACCAACCCGGTGCTACACCAAGTGGAATGACGAGGGATTCGTAGGCAAAGGAGTCAAGGTGCGTACCTGGGAGGAGCGGGTGCAGGAATTGGAAGACCTCGGTGCGGACCGAAGCGATGCACAGGCAGTTGTCGACGCGGAAGATGCTGTGAACCGCGGAATACAGGCAGAGACATTTGCCTTCTCCATGCAGTGGAATCGCATAGAAAAACTGGACAACGCGAAGCAACTGCTGGCAGCCAACATAACAAAGAAAGGACAAAAATCATGATCAACACAACTAAAAGCAAAATACTGGAAAAACTATTCGTGAACTACGTCAACTCGAATTCGGAAAGGATTCGTGCGCTCGCGAAGTTCTGCAACTTGTCACAGCAGGAAAAGTCTGACCTTGTAGTGGCATTCAAGAAACATCAGTTAACCATTAAAGGAGAATCCAAATGACTGAACTAATCCTATTGACCCCATGCGGAATACTCTGCACCGTGTTTATGTGGAAAATGTACTGGAGGAAACCATGAACTACTACGACGACAAAGAAGAGGGAGCGCTCACGTTCGAGCAGATTGTTCCGGGCAAGTACTACCGATACAACCGGGACTATGGGATCTGCGAGATCATGGAGAGTGCTAGCAACAAGCCGAAGATCCTGCGCTATCTAAACCGGGACGGTGGACTGCTCGGAGGCAATGGAGATCTGTTCGAGGTCGACATGACCGACAGGCTCCTGGCAGTGCTGAAGGAGCGCCGGGATAAGACGATCGGGTTCATCGATGAGATGAGGACCTGGTGAGTTTACGCGCAGATAGTTCAGTAGTAGAACTTCCCCTATTCCAAGGGGAGAACGGAGGTGCAATTCCTACCTCTGCGCTCCAACTCAAATTCCGGTCCATAGGGTCAAAGACGATGAATGAAGTAGTTGTCGCCAACCACTACGCGCACCGGGCTGTGCCTTGCAACTGGTCGTTCGGGTGCTTCCATGGCAGTGAACTTCTGGGAGTAATCTCGTTCGGCAAACCCGCGTCGCCCCATCTATGCAGAGGGATATGCGGGGAGGAGAACGCGTCCAGGGTCTACGAGTTGAATAGGCTGTGGCTCGACGATAAGTGCCCCAAGAATTCGGAGAGTAGATTTATATCCTGGAGCATCCGGGAGTTGTCGAAGTTGCGCCCCTATCTGATCCTGGTTAGCTATGCGGATACTGGGGCCGGGCACAATGGAATGATCTACTCGGCAACGAACTGGATCTATACCGGACTATCTGACAAGAGATCTTCTGGTGACAAGGTTGTCGGAAACAAGCACAGCAGGCACTCGCGGACCATGGAAGAGGCAGTGATCGTTCCGCGGACCAGGAAGCATAGGTTTGTCTATTTCTGCAATCAGAAGGACAAGGCTTTGCTGAAATGGGAGATACAAAACTGGAAAGAATGGAAAGAATGGAGGCAAGAATGAGTCAATCAATTGAATGTCCTAGTTGCAGATGTGCGGTCCCGGTGGCGTTATTCGCGTCCAGGATTGGCAAGGTGAGGTCGGAAGCTAAGGCCAAGGCGTCGATTGCTAATGGTAAGAAGGGTGGGGCGCCTAAAGGTAACAGGAATTGGGCCGGGAAAGAGCTCCCGGTGGTTGGTTTTAGTGCTCAAAACTAGGCTAAAACAGTCATTTCGGGCTACTCTGTTAAACCCGGGTTCTACACTGTTTCACCATTTCGTTCCCCTTATATGTATATAATGGTGAAACAGACCCCTGTTAGAGCGGGGGACTAAAGTCCCCCCGCTTCGCTGCGCTAGCGGTACCGCTCCAACCGCGGGG